ATTCGTTGCCGATGACGCGTACAACAGGAATGTGTTTGCCAGGCCACTCGGCTTCTTCCAAAATTTCATAGCCGTTGGTCTTGATCCACTTGACACGGACCACATCCACCTCGCGTTTGCGGATGGGTTGCAGCCCTAACATCTCAAATTCTTTCGCTTCTGGCGATCCTGCGAACGCGGTTTGATTACCGGCGTACAGATTTAGCGTCGCTTTACTATGCTCTTTGTAAAAATACTCCGCGATGCGCACCGAATCTTTGTTCAACCATTGTGAGAGCGCAGCGTCTCCGACGCCGCGAGCCATAAGGGATGAAATCGGTTCCGCATCGGGGAACATTCGTTCATAAGTTTCTTTGGGCAGATCTTCCGTGATGAAGCACCACTCTGCATCGGACCCGCACGGATCTTGAATGGTGGGGTCCATGTACACGCTAAAACTATTGCGAATACGCCCGATCCGAATGTCTTGATCAAAGCTATCTTCGTCGCAGTATTCAGTCAGGATGCGCACGTACCCTTCGCCGTACGTGACTTGGTTATCGCACGCCGTGTCGTAGGCCACATCCGCGTCCGACATATACTCAATATGTCGCACAATCCCATCAAAAATTTCAGCGACCTCGATGTCCGCTTGGTCGTCTACAGGTATGACTTTGCCGGCTGGGCGGTTCTGTCGCTGATCGTTGGTCACTTGCCGCACATGCTGCGGCAGCTTGTTGATGGTTAGGCACGGTCGAGCGTTGACCGTCTGCCCCTGCATAGACCCTCGTGTAGAGAGCACATCCTGTGGCCATTGCCATTGATTGTCAGGGCTACCTGCCATAAAGCGCAGGTCATCAAGCTCGTCCTGACGGCTATCGGAGTACGCCGAGAGCGCCATCTGCATGCGATCTCGCGCCATTGCTAGAATGTCCGCAGGATCGCGCGAACGCCCACGCGAGGTGGGCGAGTTAGCGACTTGGCCTGCGCCTGTCAGTCCGGTCGGATCTTTAGCCATTATTTGCGCTTCTTACCTTGTGCTTTACGCTTAACCGAGTAGGCGATTGCCGCTGCTTGAGCAGGTCTTCTGCCGCTGCGAATTTCGGCTGCAATGTTTCTTCGCAAAGCCGCTTTGCTTGCTGACTTGACAAGTGGCATTACTTCATCCTCTGTCCCATACCGAACCGCCGTACAGGCGATGGCTTAAAGTCCACCACCAAGCTTACGGCATCAGGGCGTGCGCGTTGACGAGGCGCCGGTAGGTTCTGCTGACGCGGGATGCGCTTGCGCATCTCGACCATCTGATCGCCTCTGCCACCGGGTGCCATACTTAGTCGATTACGCATAACGTTTTCCTTTCTTTGCGGTGTTAGCCGACTCGCGGAACGCCTTAGCGGTAGGCGCGCCCTTGCTGCCCGGCTTTCTCATCTTCTCGCCTGAGCCTGCCGCGATTCTAGCGCGTTTAGCATGAATGTTGCTGTACAACCCTGGTTTAGCCATTACGCGCCCATCCAACTGTTTGTGATCGCCGCGCGTTGGCCCATCACGAGCCGTCGCGGCTTCTCTCGATACTCGCGGCTAGAGACAGGGTAGGCAAAGGTCACGGCCAGTGCGTCTGCCGCGTCAGGGCTTGCAAGCCCTCGTGCCTTCATGTCCTTCTTGCTCTCCAACAGGATAGCTCCTGATGAGTTAAACTTCTGATGCGGCCCCACCAAGTCGCTCTTGAGTTGGCGGTCAGCGGGCAGGCTCGCCGTGCGTAGCCAGTCCTTCATCTCGCCCCACATCTCTGAGCGTTTGTTTTGGTACATCACAGGGTTCTTGGCTTTCCAGCCAAAGTTTACCCCACGCACCTTATACCGCTGCTCCTTGAGCCGGTCAAGTATGCCGTAGCCTAGACCGCCCTCATCAATGACCGTGAGCGCAGGGTTGTACTCCTCGATCACGTCGATGACGCGCCCTACGGTCGTCATCGTATCGTCGCCGTGGAACCTTTTAACGGCCACGATGTCACGTCCTTGACGCACGACGATCACCGTCGAGTCATGCCCGCCTCGCGCGGGGTCTACCCCCACCACTCGCGCAGCTGTCTCATCCTTGTAGCGAGGGCGCTGCATTGCCTCTTCCACCAGTCGCGGAGCGATGAACTGATCGTCGCCATCGACGGGGAACTCTCCGTACACCTCGACGCGGGCTTGGATGCTGTCGGCGCCGTATTCTGCGATGATTTGCTCGTAGACCGTTTTGTCCGTGTCTTCGACTTGCCGCGCGTCGATGCTTTGCGTGCGCCAGAAATCCCTTTTCGCGTTGAAACACTCATAGAAATACCCCTCATTACGACGTGGGTTACTAAACGCTAACCAGAAGCGGTTCGGCGTGTTCTCCGTAAAGAACCCCGCCGTCACCGACCAGATGGCGTCCGGTATGCCCGACGCCTCGTCGAACACGACCATCACACCGTCGTGGTTGTGAACGCCCGCGTACGCGTCAGGGTTCTCCTCCGACCACAGCCGCCCTTCTACCGACCAGTACCGCGTGCCCTTCTTCAGGTCCCGCTCGACGAGCTCAGCGATCCATTTCGCTGGCATCACGCGGGTGGCAGACACCTCGAACCAATGACTATTAAGTAGCAGCGCCAGCCACTTCGTGATCTCCGCCCAAGTGACCGAGCGTAGCTGCGCCTCGCTGTTAGCCGACACGATGGTCGTCGAGCCGATCCGCGTCGTCAGCATCCACAAGATGAGCCAACTGACTAAGGCCGACTTACCGATGCCGCGCCCCGAGGCTGTTGCCATGCGCAGCACCTCGTACGCGGTCGCCTCCTTATTCTTAGCGATGTGCGCTGCGATGTCGCGTAGCACCTGACGCTGCCACTTACGCGGACCTTGGAAGTGCGCGAGCGGCGTGCCGGCCTTGCCCCACGGGAACGCAAACAGCACGAACGCTTCGGGGTCGTCCTTCACCGAGGGCGACCATAGTTTCGCCATGAGTAGCTCTTCGTCTTCGGCGCTATAGATGGGCGTCTGCATGCTCTGGCACTAACTTATTAGATAGAGAAGGTTTGGCGTGCTCTAGTGCAGCCGGCGCAGGCGACAATACTCGGCCCTCGATGACGCGAGACTCCGCCTCTTGCAAGGCGGCGACGATGCTGATCTGCTGCTGGACATCGACCTGGACCTGCTGCTTGGCGACCCAACCATGCACATGCTGTAGCAAGGCCAGAGCAGCCTTGCTATCGCCGTTGCGAGCCGCGTCACGCAACTGCCCCGCAGCCTCACGTTCACTATCTGCACGCCCTTTCGCCTCCGCCATCAATGCCAGCGGGTCCATCTGGCATAGCCGTCGATACTCCACCGGCAACATGCCGGCGGCTAACGCAAGACTATCACCCTTCAGGCCGAGGGCGGCAGCGTCATAAATTGACTGAAGGCGGTCCTCGGTCGCTTTGAGCTCGCGTGTCGTCAGCGGGAGCGATTTGAACATGCCGTGACTTTAATGACCCTGTAAGTAAAAGACAAGCGATGTGCAGGGTTAGCCTGCCGGGAGGCCGCGATCTCGAACAACCGTCGAGCCTGTGTGCTGGAGCGGAGTGCCTTAGATGGTGGGCAGGGGGAACCCTTCAGCTACCTTCCAGTCGCTACGTGCGCATCACGTCAGACATCGCAAAACAAATGTTAGCAGAGAGATTTAAAAAATAAAAAACAGCCAATCTAGTAAAACGCCCGTATGATGGATTTAAGAATGGGAAAGGAGAATTTGGCTTATGTCGCCGACTTACTTAATCTCACCTGTGGGGGTCATCAGAAAAAAGGGAGATCATACCTTTATCGAAATTGAGGAGGTCTTTAAAGATGCCCTCCTGGGCCTGGACGAATTCTCACATATCAATGCGCTGACCTGGTTCCACAAAAACGATAATGCAAAAAAGCGAAGCACACTTCAGGTCCACCCCAGAAATAACAGGAACAATCCCCTGACGGGTGTCTTTGCCACCCGCTCACCCGTTCGCCCTAATCTCATCGCCCTGTTCAGATGCCGAATTTTATCGATCAATGGGCGACTGGTACAACTGGATCATATCGATGCCTATGACGGGTCGCCGGTGATTGATATTAAACCCTATATTCCAAGGATTGATGCCATAGCAGAGGCCAAAGTCGCATGGTGGGCGGAAATGGAAAGTCACGCGACCTGACAAAGTTTTGGCCGCCCATTCGCAGAGGCTTAGAATTATGGTGTCCGGTGCCAGATTCACCGCTACGCTTTTCTGGCACCGGACACCCGAAACCTGTCGAAGATCCCGCAATAAGCGGCCTATTTTTACCTTGACACACCATTTTCTGATCCCTATACTTCGATCTTCGGTGCATTTCTTTACTTCGTCCTTATAAACTATCGCATTCTTACG